CAAAAACGGTCGTGTATATCCTAAAGAGATTATGCAACGAGAAGTTAACAGATATGTTAACGAATCTGTCAACACTAAAAGAGCTTACGGAGAGTTAGGACACCCAGAAGGACCTACTGTAAACTTGGACAGAGTATCTCATATGATAGTTTCACTAAAGGAAGACGGCAGCAATTGGATTGGTAAAGCCAAAATTATGGACACACCAATGGGTAAAATTGTAAAAGAACTTATTAGCGAAGGCGCTCAACTTGGAGTAAGCTCCAGAGGATTGGGCTCTTTAAAAGAGAGGAATGGCATTAATGAAGTACAAGATGACTTCATGCTTGCTACAGCAGCAGATATTGTTGCAGATCCTAGCGCTCCAGACGCTTTTGTATCCGGCATTATGGAAGGAAGGGAATGGGTTTTTGTTAATGGTAAATGGACAGAACAAGACATCGAAGAGAGTCAAGCATTGATTAATAGTACTTCACAGAGAGATCTAGAAGAAGCTAAAATCGCTGTTTTTAGCAATTTTCTCGATAAACTGTCTAAAATATAATAGAAATCTGTATAAATATAAATAGTTTATTAGATTATATTAAAATTAAATAATCCTAAGAGGAGAGTAACATGGGAGTAGAATCCAAAATCAGAGAACTTCTAGAAGGCAAGTTGCAAGACGATGCTGTAGAAGTACTTGACGAACTAGCGGCAAATCGTCCATTAGATAAGTCAAGCAATGGAGATGCTAAACCACCCCTACAAGGTAACTCTAATCCAAACCCAGAACAGCAAGACCTTAGCGGTTCAAGCAACCCTGAAGGCGGATTAACAAGCCCAGTAGGAAAGGAAGCGTCAGCTAAGGCTGGCAGTGCCCCTAGACCTTCAAACTCAGGCGCTGGTAAAGCACCTAACTACAACGATGGAGAGGCAACTCAAAGCGTTGTAGCACAATCTAGCTCTAAAGGTAATGTACATCAAGAAGAAGTCGAAGAGACTGAAGATGAAGTACTAGAAGAAACACCTGAAGTAGCAGACGAAGAGATTGTTGCAGAGGAAGAAGTAGTCGAAGGCGAAGAAGTAGAATATGTTGAAGAAGGCGAAGAAGAAGTTATTGCTGAATCTGAAGAAGACGAAGTAGAAGCATCTGAAGAAGAATCAACAGAGGAAACTTTATTCGAAGAGGACATTGCTAACTTGTTCGCGGACGAGGAGCATCTTTCAGAAGAATTTAAAACACAAGCAGCTTCATTATTTGAGGCATCGGTTGTGGCCAGAGTCAATCAACAAATGGAATCCATTGAGGATGAGCTTGTTGAGGAAGCCAATAAGGCTTTTGATGAGGCAAAAGAGAAGCTCGTAGAAAATGTAGACAAATACCTCAGTTATGTAACTGAGCAATGGCTTAAAGAAAACGAGCTAGCTGTTGAGAACGGCTTACGCAACGAAATTACTGAATCATTCCTTAACGGTATGAGAGAAGTATTCAAAGAACATTATATTGATGTTCCTGAAGAAAAATTCGATGTGTTGGCAGAACAACAGTCTGAAATTGATGAGTTAAAATCTAAGTTAAACGAAGAGATTAACAAGTCAGTTGCAATCAGCGAAGACAGAGAACAACTACAAAAGGAAAAAGTTTTCCGTTCCGTGGTTGACGATCTAGCTGAAACTGAAGTGGAGAAATTCGCAGGTTTAGTCGAAGGAATTAATTTCGACGGCGAAGACAAGTATATTTCAAAACTAAATGTTATCAAGGAAAATTATTTTCCTAAAGCGAAAGCTGATGATAGTGATAAGCTAGAAGATAGCGTTGATCAGGGAACTTTAACAGACAACACCGTGATGAGTAGATATGTACAAGGTATCACTCAAGCAGCGAAGTTTGATAAGGTTAAATAATTAATTTTTATAAATAATTAGGTTATAAAACATAACAAAAAGTAAATTAAGGAGAAACTGATGTATCTTTCAGAAGAACTACAGAAAAAGTGGAGCCCAGTGCTTGAACATCCTGAACTCGCAGAGATCAAGGACCCGTACAAGAAAGCGGTTACCACCGTTGTCCTCGAAAACCAAGAGAAAGCTCTCCGTGAGGAGAAGGAAGCTCTTTTCGAAGCAACACATGCAAACCAAACTGGAAGTGGCGTTGACAACTATGATCCAATATTGATCTCGTTGGTAAGACGTGCTCTTCCGAACCTTATGGCTTACGATGTTTGTGGCGTACAACCTATGTCTGGACCAACAGGTCTTATCTTCGCAATGAAGTCACACTATACTAGTCAAACTGGTACAGAAGCTTTATTTAACGAAGCAGACACAGACTTCTCGGGTGCGGGTACACATGCTGGAGCTAATCCAGTTGATGGTACTTACACTACAGGAGCTGGTGTATCTACAAGTACTGCTGAAGGTTTTGGTGATTCAACTACACTTAATGAAATGGCGTTTTCAATCGAGAAGACAACTGTTACTGCTAAATCAAGAGCATTGAAAGCAGAATATACAGTTGAACTAGCTCAAGATTTAAAAGCTGTTCATGGTTTAGATGCAGAATCAGAACTAAGTAATATTCTTTCACAAGAAATACTTGCAGAAATTAATCGTGAAGTTATTAGGACAATCTACAAAGTAGCAAAAACAGGCTCAGCCTCAACTGCTACAGCTGGAACATTCGACTTAGATGTTGATTCCAACGGTAGGTGGTCAGTAGAACGATTTAAAGGTCTTTTATTCAATATCGAGCGTGATGCTAATGTTATAGCACAAGACACAAGGCGTGGAAAAGGAAACTTCATCATCTGTTCATCAGATGTTGCTAGTGCTCTTTCAATGTCAGGTGTACTTGACTATGCACCAGCTTTATCAACTAATTTAAATGTTGATGACACAGGTAATACATTTGCTGGTGTTTTAAACGGTCGTTACAAAGTATATATTGATCCATACTCAGCAAACACAGGAGCTGCTAGCCAGTTCTATGTAGTTGGTTATAAAGGCACAAGCCCTTATGACGCTGGTATATTCTATTGTCCGTATGTCCCACTACAAATGGTAAGGGCTATTGACCCAAGCACATTCCAACCTAAAATTGGTTTCAAAACTAGGTATGGCATGATCGCTAACCCATTCGTAATGCAGGCTAACGGAACTACTGATGC